AGTAACGGGGAGGTAGTTGAGAGGGATCATAAAAGGAAAGGATAGGCAAAACTCGGTGCCTTCTGCCAAATCGATAATCTGCCTATGGAGGTAAGCAGAATCGAGAGTGGACAGTGAGGCCGGAGCGTTACCTGGAACTACAGAAATCTGGAGCTTCCCACGATGAAAAGAAGTCTTTGCAAGTTTGACCATCACCTCGATGGAGCCGCGGTAAAGGGCAAACATGCTTGAAAGCCAACTAATCGGTGTTTGGAAGATCTGAGTAGGACCAAGAGTCACACGGAAATTGACAGGTGTCAACGGCAACGTATAAATGCTAGTGGTCAAATCAGAAGTCCTAGTGTAATTGAACGTTCCTAGGTATCCAAATTGCCGCTTGAGATAGGCGAGAGACATTTCATCCATGCCTGCTGGACTATGAGTGTCAGAGAACCTGAGCTTGGCCTCAGAAGTCAAAGCAAGTGAATGAACTGCATCAACACCATCACAATTGGCAGTAGTTCCGTGAAGATTGCTATACATCCTCTGGATATTACCAGGAGCGCTAGGCTTGGAAAAACCTAGTGCCGAAGCAATACCAGCTGCTGCATTCAGCGCCCAGGAAGTGGCGCCAGCGAACGGTGCAACAGACGGAATAGCAGTCAAAACATTAAAGGCGGCGGATGCCTTTGAAAAAAAAGAAGAAATGGGACGAACTTCAACGTCAGTAGAAGCAACCCGAGCCTTGCGACCCTTAGGGGCGGACAGAGTCTCGGGCCCCTGAGTTTCAAAGCCTTGCGTAACGATGGGTTGCGACGATTGCGAGAAGAGTTCTACATCTTCATGCCACATCCACAGGCGCCCGCCGACCGCCTGTGTGCCATCTGGACCAACCGACAGTGGAGACGCAACCGCGAGAACGATCCTCCCATGCGATCGGACGGGAAAACCGGTCATCTCGATGAAGTGCGCAATCGAGTTGTACGGAATGCGCAATTCCACTGCGGATTCGTTCGCCTCAATATCAACTCCAGGGAGCTGAGAAATGGACACGAAATCAAACAGATGTTGACGAAATTTGTTTCGCGAAATATCTGCTGCGGGATAATAACACAACCGCAACCGTCCAGAGTGAAAAGGAGTTCCGTTGAGTTCAAGCCTCAGCACAACAGTGCATCGAAGGCCCAAATAGCCACGGACTTTCTCCCGCCACATAGGGACGGCCGAAAAATATGTCCAAGAATCAGTCCCAACACCAACTCCATTGAGAATAAGCCCAGTCGCCATGGAGGTGGTCCAATTGAAATTGGCCACAGCGACGGGCTTAGAAAGATACGCTGCAACTTGAGAAATCGAGTTGGGCGTATAAGACTCTATAACCTCCGGTTGAAGGGAGGGCAAATCAGAACGTTGAACTGCAGAAACTGGATGTGAAACGTTAAGCGCAACAGTTTGATCTTTTTGGGTGTCCTCAAGAGTGGACAGTTTTTGATGATTTTCGATACTGGCAAGCTCTAATGGATTCAGCAGAAAGCTCAGCTCAAAGCTAACTGCCTATGGCCCTAGGGAGGTTTTTCGGGGCTGCCTGGGGACACCTCATCCTGAATAGGGGACCCACACACGGTACGGGGACCAACCGCCCGTGTGCACTCACTCTGGCTTGTGCGACCTCACATAGTGAGATCGCCGCTGCACCACCGCAGCTTCCTTTCTTCCCGAGTGAGCGAGAAGCTGACGTTTCTGCGGGGGAGATTCAGTGCAGCACTCTGATAAGCCTCGACAATCCGAGGATACCATTCATCCCAAGTTTGGTCATGATGAATCGCCAATTCATCGAGGAAACGGTCTAATTTCGTCTCCCAGATCAATAACGGATCAGTTCCATCTTTAGGACGCTTCATCCACTGAATATTCTGGATGATAGTGGACAGATCCAACATCGCCACTGGGCGATTAAGCTCCCTGTCCATACGAACAGTCCGCTTAAGGAACGAAATGTCAAACAAATTCCGGTCCTTGTTTTGGAACTCCTCGTTCTTATCCTCATCGGTGTACACCAGACCCATCGTTGCATACCCTTTAGCAAGGGTAGTGTCATTAATAAGGTCGAGGTTGTAACCGAAATTGGTTCCTCGTTTCACCTTCACAGTGACGTCATCACCGAAATCGATGACCCAAATCAAGTCATTTGTAATGACTTTGGTCACAAATTCGGCGACCTGCATCCTCTTGGCATCCGGGCCAAGTACCGCGTGTGCACAAGCAATGAAAGTTGCAAGTGTGTTCGTGGCACTATTGCATGGTGTGGTCATCAACCAACCCGAAGGGTTGGAATTAGTCCACTGTACTACCCGGTCGTCATATTGGATACAGGGCCGCGTGGCCCCAATGAACAAG